GCCGCGGCCGGCAAAATGCCGACCGCCGGAATCGACGTGGCGGCACTGGCCGACAAGCAAGCCAAGATCGCGGCCCTTGATGCGTTCCTCGGCGGGCCTGCCGCTGATTCTGTGCAGCAGTCCGCGTCAAGCGCAACCGCCGCAGCAAACGCCCTTGAAAAAATGGCCGGCTCTGCTTCTGCCGCGGCCGCGGTAGCACCGCTGAACACAGGCGCGGCGGTTTCTGGTGTCGCGGGGCCAGCCGTGGCAGCGGCCGCTCCAGCCGCGGCCGCCGCGGCCAGAGATGGCACGACAATCGCTGCCGGGTTCACGAAGCTATCTGAGCACATGAGCAGAATGAGCGTGACTCTTGCGGCGGCCATGGCAGCCAATAATCAACTGACGGCCAGGAGCAACGTGTTGCTGCAGTCGATCGATATGCACATCGCCAAGTCTGGAGCCTATCTGTTATGACTTTTCAGGTCTTCGAGCTCACAGATTCCGGCACCGGGTCCGTTTCGAACGATTGGGAATCCGGCGAAACGCGCGAATGCACTCGGCGGTTCGTGATCGGCCAGGTCGATGGATTCAATGGCGCTGTCACAAACATTGAGCAATATGCGCCTCGATACCTCGCCGGTGGGTACGGGCCGTTCTGGACACGTCGCAAACTGGACGTGAAACCGATCGGCAATCGTTACTACGAAATCTCTGCCACCTACTCGACGCTGCTGCCGACGTTCAGCGACGACGGAGGAGGCGGTGGAGGTGGAGGTTGAGGCGTGCCGCAGCCGCTGGCTGGCGGAATTGCCTGGGACACGACGGGCCACACAGAGCACATTACGCAGGCGTTTGGTACCACGGCCAGGCCGCAGGGGCAAGACACGCCAGAAGTGTCCGACGCCATCAACGTATCTGGCGATGGCGTGCAAGGACTCGATGTTGTCCGCCCTGCGTTGCGGTACTCGGAGACCTGGGTTGTGCCGGCAGCAATGGCATTGTCCGGTGAATTCGTGACTGCGGTTTATACGTTGACGGGCACCGTAAATGCACAGGCGTTTCGCTACTTCGATTCTGGCGAGGCCCTTTTCATGGGAGCCCGCACCCAGTGGCAAGGAGGCGATCCGTTTGTCGCGGTGACATTTGATTTTGAGTGCCGGCCAAACAACGACAATTACTACGTCAACGGAATCACTGGCTTTTTTAAAGAAGGTTGGCAATACGTTTGGATCATGTACGAGGATGAAGTCGCTGGCAACAGGCTCGTAAAGGATCCGAAATATGTCTTTGTGCAAGATGTCTACGAAAAAAAGGATTGGTCTGGCTTGATGATCCCAGGCATCCAACCGGCAACGCCCAAACAACCGAGAAACGCGAAACAAGTTCGGCAAGAAGTGCGGGCGTTTTTAAATAACTAACCATGCCGGACCCACGCAACCACGTTCTCCCGGGCCAGCGGCTTCGCCTGGCGGCCGAGCAGGTCAACGGACTGAATCGTCTGCTGCGGACAGACGCAGGATTTTCGGGCACCGGCCTCGAGGCCGGCCCGCACGCGCCCTACACATGGGTCTACGGCAGGACCACGTCGGACGTGTCGCGGTGGGCAGTGCTTGCGATCACGGGCGTGGCCGTTACGCCGACCACTAACAACAATGCAGTCGCCACGAAGCAATTTCAATCAATGCCAGTGTTGCGGCTGGGCACGCCGTCGAATAACTCGAAGGCATTCGGGGTGGCAATCGAGCCAATCGCCGCAGGCAAAATCGGCAAGATTGCCGTGGCCGGTGCGGTGCAGGTCAAAAGGGCAGACCTGCACAAGCTCACGGACAAAACCGTTTTGTGGGAGGACGACAACTGGGCGTTGGTCGTGCTCCAGGGCGCGTCGATCCGGCTAGGCACGATCGCCGGCACATGGACGAAGAATGAGACGGCGACTGTCACGATGCAGTCCGGTGACGGTGCGGCCGTGTCGCCGACCGTCACGTTTGTGGCGACGAACTATTTCGCCACCGTCACGGTCGCCAGCGGCACGCGGCGGGTCGCGTGCGCCCGGATCGACGCCACATGGGTTCTCATTGCTGCGGAGTGTGAGTGATGTTTTTGGGATGCTCGCCGTGCTGCAAGTCCGAGTCATGCCCAATCGACGCGGACAGACTGCGGCTTGAGTTTGACGGGTGGGCGGATCAATGCTCGGCGGACTTGGGTGGTCGCGTCCGGCTTTGGTCAGCAGACAACGGCGGATCTATCACGCTATTTCGAGATTGCCTAGTCGACGATCCGTTCGATGGAGTTCCCTTTTTAGCCGGTGTTCGGTTGTGCAAATGGTCCGGGTGGATTCACGAAAGAAACGAAAACTACTTATACACTTGGACGCTTGACGGCACGAAAGGAACCTTGTCGTTTAATGGCGCAGTCACGTTCCTGCCGCCCGGCGATTCGCTGTCGCTTCAATGCACCGTGAATAATGCTGCGGCAGGCAAGTTGGCAACTGAAAACGCCGAAGACGTGCAACCTGGTATGTGGGTCCAGCGAGTTCCTGTCGATGGGCAATACCTGTTTGCGGCGGATACAAAAGTCACGGCAGTAAATGGCAACGTCATCACGCTGTCGTCGCCGCTGCTTTCTCCTGCAGCCGGTGCCGCTGCCTTCCTATCGCCTGTCACGTTCCTGCTGCCAGACGAAGGTGCGTTTGGCAGGCTTCCGTTCGAGGACGGGCGGCCGCTGCTGGTGGCATCGGTGGCGGAAAACGTGCCCTTGAGTTGGTGTAACGAGGTCACTGTTGCGATCTCCGTTGGGACGGGCGATTACGTGCCGGTAGGGGTCGCACCAACGTGCCCAAACATAGTGCGACCAGGCATTGACCAACTGGCCACGCTGCCGGGCGGATTTCTGTACGCAAAAGGCCATTGCTCTGTCCACGACGACTTTGCAGGCGAAATCCTGGGCGATGAAATCCTGGGCGAAGTTTATTCAGATGACCCCGTTCCAGTGTCGGTGAATTTTTCCAGCTCTACGACTGTCCATACGCAAGCCACTCCAGCTATTTTTACGCAGACTCCATTTGACGCATTCCTGGGGATCAAGCTGCTGAACGGAACGTATGAATTGAAGCCTGACCGGTTTGTTCGCGACAGGTATTTCGGCTTCGAGAACGATCGCTTCGGCTACTCAATGACGCGCCAGTATGGGTTTGCGCCTCGGGCGTACAGATACATAGATTCGGGTACCAACGAAGAGTTTTTCTTTCCCGACCCGATGCCGCCGCCTGGGGAACCGCTGGGAAATGTTGGTTACCTCATAAGATGCTCCGCATTTGTACAAATTTCGGTATGGCCTGAGTTTGCAAAAGCCGACAAGACTCGGACTTTTATTAGCTCGGACATAAACGGAGCGAGAGGGGACAACTCGCTGGTCGTGCCGGTTTGCCAAGCGGGCGAAGCCGATCAAATTGCGTGGCATTGGTCGTATCGTGTTGGAACGCTTACAGAACCTCTATCGCCAGGCCTCCAGACCGGCGCCGGTAGTACGGCTCGCCGCGGATCAACAGATTTTGTTGGCAGAGCATGCGCCGCCCCTTCGTTTAGTGATTCGCTAGAGTTTGATTGGTATTGGCGTGCTCCGCGGGGTAGCGGCACGCAAGTAGACAAAGTAACCGTATCGTTGAGCCTTAGCATTGGCTGACCCAACTACCTGCGACTTTGACGCCGACGCAACGTGTCGCCGATGCGGCCGGCCGACACGGGTGCCGGGGTGTGTTCGCCTCTGCCGGCCACCACGCGGCCTCGGCGACATGGTCGCATCAACGCTTGACGCTGCCGGCATCACCAAGGACCGCGTCCAGGCCGTCGCCTCTGCCGTGGGGATCTCGGACTGCGGGTGTGCGAAAAGGCAGGAGTTTCTGAACCGGTTCGGCCGGGAGTTGCTCGGGCTAGGGAAGCCGCCCGTGGTAGACTGACGTATAGCATGGCCACCATTTCGCAAATCCCGGGCGATGTCGGCATCCAGCTCGTCCGCGGGGACGAGTATTCGTGGTCGCTGCGAATCCTCCGGGATCTCACCGGCTACACGCTTTCGACGGGCATCTACGACGCCGGCCTGGCGTCGAGCACGCCGCCGAATATCACGTCTCCCACGTTCACGAGCACGGTAACGACCGTGGCCAACGTGGTACGGACGACGGTGGTTTGCACGCTCACCGAAACGCAGACCGCCCTGCTCGAAGCCAACGGCAATTACCGCTGGTTCCTGCGGTGGGTTTCGCCGGGTGGCGTGACCCGCACGATCGTGTCCGGCCAAATTGAAGTGAGGCTGCCGTGAGCGACGAGGTCACGATAGAGGTGTCCGACGCCGAAGTGGTGGAAATCGAGGTCGGCCCCACCGTGGGCGACCGCGGCCCGAAGGGCGATACCGGGCCGGCGAACACGTTGACCATCGGCACCGTCACCACAGGGGCGGCCGGTTCGTCGGCGTCCGCCACGATCACGGGCACCGCGCCGGCGCAGACTCTCAATCTCACAGTCCCGCGCGGTAATAGCGGCATCGAGGTGCAGCTGCAGGCCACCGGCACACACATCCAGTGGCGGTACGCGGGCGAAGCCACGTGGAATAACCTCGTGTCCCTGGCGACGATCACGGGGCCGCAGGGGTCCACCGGTGCCATCGGGGCCACCGGCCCGGCCAACAGCCTGTCAATCGGCACGGTGGCCAGCGGGGCGTCAGCATCGGCGACTCTTACCGGAACGGCCCCCAACCAGACTTTGAATCTCGTTTTGCCGAAGGGCGACACTGGCAACACTGGCAGCACCGGCAGCACCGGCAGCACCGGATCTGCCGGGCCCGCGAACACGTTGTCGATCGGCACCGTCACGAGCGGCGGCTCGGCCTCCGCGACGATCACCGGCACAGCCCCCAGCCAGACTTTGAATCTCGTTTTGCCGAAGGGAGACACTGGCAGCACCGGCGCGACGGGCAGCCAGGGTCCAGCCGGCAGCACGGGCGCGGCGGGTCCGGCAAACACACTCTCGATCGGCACCGTCACCACAGGGGCGGCCGGTTCGTCGGCGTCCGCCACGATCACGGGCACCGCGCCGGCGCAGACTCTCAATCTAACGCTACCGCAAGGCGAGACCGGCCCGAGCGGCGGCGTTTCACTCGGCCTCGTCCTCGCCCTCTCTTAGGACTGACAAATGGCAAACCCCAACCTTGCATCCGCCACCAGCGTGCTTGCGAAAAACGCCCAGGTCTCGCTCACCGCGACAACCGCCACGCAGTTGATTACCAACGCTGCGTCTAGCGGCAAGGTCTTCCTCATCGACTCGATCATCGTCGCGAACGTGGACGGCACGAACGCCTGCGACGTGACCGTGACGCGGTTCAAGTCCGCGACGAACACAGGCGCGCAGTTCGCGATCGCATCGACGATCACGGTTCCAGCCAAAGCGTCGATCATCGTCGTGGGCAAGGAAAACCAGATCAACTTAGCCGAGAACGAGTCGATCTACGTCAATGCGAGCGTGGCGAATGATCTTGTGGTGGATGCGAATTGGAAGGAGCTGTCGTGAGCAGGCAGCAAGGCGGATACATCGGATTCAGCCGCACGCCCGCAGCGTCTGCGCTCCACTCGGCAGCCATCGGCGTGTGGACGCTGCGCGAAGCAGAGGCCATGCGGAGGGCGGGGACGTGGCCGGTTGCCGTTACCGTGCCGGGAGTCCCACGCGATCTTGCAGTAGTCGGCGGCAACGGCCAGGTATCGGTTTCGTGGGTCTCGCCAGCCAGCAACGGCGGATCGCCCATCACGGACTACGTCGTGCAGTTTTTGAGCGATGCTGGTTCAGCGTGGACAACCTTTTCGGACGGCACTTCGACATCGGTTGACGCAGTGGTCACGGGCCTGACCAACGGCGTATCGCATAGATTTCGCGTTGCCGCCGTGAATGCGATTGGCACGGGAGAGTACACGGAACCCAGTGCTGCGGTGACGCCGACGCAGACGGGGGCGAGTGTTCCCGGCGTGCCAACAAGCGTGACAATTACCGGCCATCCTACGGATTGCCAGGGGTTCGACTTGCGATGGAGCGCCCCCGCCAGCGACGGCGGCTCTCCGATTACTGGCTACAGAATTATCAGCGCCGCAAGGTTTTGGGGAGCGTGCGGATCTGGAACGTCGCGTCCGAACAACTGCGGACTTGATGTCACCGTGAGCGCGGGCACAACGCGATACTTGGCTGGAGAAGCCACTGGAATTCCCGGTGGAGAGCCACTGTATATCGGATTGTTCGCAATCAACGCTGCTGGTAGTTCCGCAGAGGTTGTGGTTTCTGACTACACTAGAAGCAGCGGAGGGTGCAACTAACATGATTGCGTATGTTTCTAATTTTGCCGCTCCAGAAACATGCGACGTGCTTAGTCGTTGGTATTTCGACAACCCGCCTCAGTTTCGCACTGGCACAACATGGTCATCGGAATTACAACGCCTTGTATCAGATGAACGGCGTCGAATTATAAAGACAGATGCGACTGAACTTCCGCAGGACGCTCACGCTATCACATCCCGCCTGCGTCAGCGTTATCCCATGTTTCAAAATCCGTTTGCCCTTTTTGCTGGTGGTATTGCTGTGAGTGCGATTTATGCTCCAGGGGACTTTTACACGCACACCGACACTAAATACAAACGCGACGGGCTTTCGGTTGTTGGATGTAATCTACTGGTCAGCGAGCCAGAAGGCGGCGGAATTGTGACTGTCAGCGGACAGCAATACCAAATGCGGCGCGGTGACATGATGGCCTATCCGATCACCGACTATGAGCATAGTGTTTCACCTATTACGGGCAACAAACCCCGCGTCATGTGGCATTGGCGTTTCTACTGCGACCTCAATGACTGGGAATCGCGGGCGTGACCATTTACTACGCCTTCCAAGACGAAGGGACGATCTACCTCCTCTGCGAGATCATGCAGACGTTGTGCCTCGCCTATCTCGTGTGGAGGCACCCATGAGACACACCATCGAGCTCCTCCTCTGCTCCACTATCGGCGCGTACTGCGTGTGGCGGTGCTACTCGGTGATGCCGCTGGCACTCGCCGAGGCTCACGCCCTGGTCGCGGCGTATCTCGGACGAGCGCGTGAGATCGAGCAGTTGGCCGAGCCGGACGCTAAGTGATTCCTAGCGGAAATCGGCATTGACCACGCCACGCGGTCTGGCAATCTGAAGGGCGAACCCCCCCCACCTGCGGAGTAGCCCCATGAAAAAGGCCAACGCACTGGAGATGGCCATCGCACATTTGCCTGGCCCGCGGCGGCTCGGCTGGTGGCAGCGGATCGATCCGAAGGATCAGCCGACGCTCGACGAGCTCGAGGCCGCCTGGCGGGCCGGCAAGCTCGGCCCATTCCTACGGCCTGCGGCGCATGCCATCGCGAAGACGCTTACCGAATTGGGGATCGCCACTGTCCAGGTGCAAGGGGTTCAGCATTGGCTCAAACGAAAAACGTAGTGGCGAAGGCCGCGGTAGCGGCCGGCGACATCACGATCGAAGAGATTAAGACCACGGACACGGAAGGCGGCGGCCGCGAGGCCCGCAGCGTGTCCACCCGGATCCGCACGGTCGACGATCTGCTCAAGCACATAGAAGCCGACCTGACGAAATTCGAGGTGGCCACGAGCGAGGCCACGAAGTGGGAGGGATTGACGGCCGACAAGGCCACCGGCGAGCCGGTCGTCACCGAGCTGCACCGCGTATTCGTGCGGCTCAAGCCGCGGCCAGGGCCGACCGTCCGCGAATGCGTCGAGGCGATGATCGAGGCGGCGAAAGGCTCGATCCGCAAGCCAGTGCAGCCGCGGGCCAGGCGGGAGAGGGGCAGCGCCGGCTGGGCCGTGCTCATCGTCGCCGACCCTCACTTTGGCAAATATTCCTGGCGGCGGACGGCGGGAGCTGACTACGACCTAGACATTGCCGCTCGTCTGGTCCGCGAGGCATCGGAGGAACTGCTGCAGATCGCAGCGGTGCATACCCCGGAGCGGATCACGGTGGCGATGCTCGGCGATGTGTTTCACTACGATTCGCCTCACGGCACGACCACCGGCGGCACTCCGCTCGAGCGGGACGGCCGGCTGCCGAAGATGCTTGGCACCGGGACCGACGCGATGCTCGCCGTGGTGGACGCCGCGGCCGGCGTGGCACCGTGCGACACGCTGGTGGTCGCCGGCAACCATGACGAGGCGATGACGTTCGCGTTCCAGCGGATCCTCTGCGAGCGGTTTCGCAACGACAAGCGGGTGCGAATCGAAAGCGAGTTCACGCCGCGAAAGTATTTGACCCACGGCGGCAACCTGCTCGGCTTCACGCACGGGCACACCCGTGCCCGCAAGCGGCTGCCGCAGCTCATGGCGATCGAGGCTTCCGATCGCTGGTCGAAATGCCCGTACCGGGAATGGCACACCGCCCACCTCCACCACCAGGCCGCGGAGGTGACGCGGCCGATCGACACGATCGACGGAGTGATTGTGCGGACGGCCCCGGCAATCTGCCCGGCCGACGATTGGCACGCCAGCGAGGGCTACATCGGCCCCCGACAGGCCATGGAATTGTTTGTCTACGACACGGCCGGCGGGCTGGCGTCGATGCACGTGGCAGGCCCAAGGGTGAAACGATGAGCATGGACGAAATGAACCGCACGCTTCGCGAGGCCGTCGCGGCCCGGAATGGGGCCACGGCCGCCCGGGAGGCCGCCACGGCGACACTGCCGGACGACGTGCCGCAGGCGTATCGTGACTCGATTGCGGGCGTCGAGCTGACGCCCGCCCAGCCGGCCGAGGCGTGCGAGCCGACGCCGGTCTTTATCGGCGGCACCATGCCGCAGGAGCAGCTCGCCGCAGCGTGGTCTGCAATCCGCGACAAGGCCACGACCGCGAGGCAAAAGACTCGCGAGCCTGCGGCCAAAGCAGACACGGCCGAGCTCGTGTGGTCGGCAGACTCGGCGGGGCCAAGCCTCATCGGCATCACTGGCCGGGCCGGGGCCGGAAAAAACGCGGTGGCGTCGATGATACCGGGGGCGTTCGTGGTCGGCCTGGCCGACCCGCTCTATGCCATGCTTTCGGCCGGGCTCGGCATCCCGGAGGACGTTCTGCGGGCGCGGAGTTTCAAAGAGTCCAATCTCGTGTGGCTGGGAAAGAGCGTGCGGCAACTGCTCCAGAGTCTCGGCACGGAGTGGGGTCGCGATAGCGTGTGCGACGACATTTGGATTCAGCTACTCGACCGGCGGATCAAACGGCTGGCGGAGTCTGGCATCAAAAACGTTGCCGTGGCCGACGTGCGATTTGAAAACGAGGCTGCGTGGATTCGCGAGCGCGGCGGCGAGGTGTGGCATGTGCTGCGGCCGGACATCGATGGTTGCTCTCCGCACTCCAGCGAGTCGGGCATCCGCCTGGACGATCGCGACTACGTGATCGACAACGCGGGCACGATGGACCAGCTGCGACAGGCCGTGCTCGAGGCGTTGCAGGCCGCGAAGTAGCGGTCGCCTGCGGCTCCGCCAATCCGGGGGAAAAGCACGCCCGATCGCAGGCATGGACAGGCGTACAATAAGGGCAGGAGACGAAGCGTGATTTCGCGAGCTCGAATCAACGAGTCGATGTTCCGGCACGCGGCAGGCGGCCGGGAGGCTCTTGCCCCGCCAGGCGAGGGCGGCGAGCACGTGCATTACCAGCCGCGCAAGAGTGTCGGCATCGGGTGCATCACGAGCAAGCCGGCATCGACGATCACGTTTTGGGAACGTCTCGCCTACGAACTCGGCGTCAACGTGGATACGGCCAAGAAACTTTGGGAACAAGGACTCGTCAAATGACAACCGGATCAATCGCCAATCCACCGCTGGCTGCCGCCGGCAAGTTCGCGGACATCGCACAGACGGTATCGGCGTTTTTGCAATCGGCGAAGGCAGCGGCCGCCGATGGGCTGACGTGGCGAGAGTTTGGCGAGCTGCTCGTGGCCCTCTTGCGGGTGAGCTGCGAAACGCTCGACCACGTTCGCGGCCTGGACGGGGCCGAGAAAAAGGCGATCGTGCTCGAGGCGGCCGGCAGCCTGTTCGACCTTGTGGCCGACAAGGCGGTGCCGACGCCCCTGTACCCGCTGTGGGTGCTCACGCGGCCTGTCGTGCGGTCGCTCGTGCTGGCCATCGCCAGCGGTGCGGTGGAGCAGGTGCTGCCTCTCGTCAGGAGCGTGTGAAATGCCGATCCGCCCGATCGACGACATTCGCACGCTGATCCGGTGGGCCCCGCTGCTCGGCTACGCGAGGCAGTATTCGGCGGCGACTGACGCCGGCGTGCGAAACGCCGTCATCGGCGACGCGCTGGAATGGCTGGCATCGCAGACCACAGGCAAGCTCGACGACGAGCTCGCCGGTCACGTGGCGGCTGTCTTGCGAACCGCGGAGGGTGCGGCCCTCGTCCGATGGTTTGTTTCCGTCGCCGCAGAATTGGAGCCCGCACAGTGATTGACTCGACCGTGTTTCAGTATCTGATCGCCGCTGCACTTCTGGCCGGCGGTGCGGTACTGCTTGCGATCAAGGGCGGCCAGTGGATCCGCGGCGTGGCCGGCACGCGCCGCGAGCGGACGCCTGTCGATGACCTGCGGCTGGTGATCGACTTGGCGGCAAGGCTCCGGGATCAAGGCAAGTCGCAGGCCGTGGCCGTGTGCCAGCAGCTGCTCGACGAGCTGCTGAAACCGGAGGCACCACAGTCGTGAGGACGGCGTTCGCTCTCATCGTCGCCGGCCTGGTCGTGCTCGCGCTCCCGCAAGTGGAGGGCTGCCGTACCACGACCGAGCAGATCGCCACCACGGCGACCGCGGCGGCCTACGTCTACGAAAAGGACGACCACGCGATCCCGGCCTACGTGACTCAGGCAGTCAATCGGCTGAACCGTGAGCGGAAGATCGTGGCGACCCTGCTCGAGGACGACACGACGAACGGCGACGGCGAGATCCCGGCTCAGTATCGGCTGGCCTTGGAGGCGGCCCGCAAGGCGGGGCTGCCGGCAATGGTGGCCATGGCCGGCGGGCAGGTGTTGCGGGTGACGACGAAGCCGGCGAGCGAGGCCGCAGTGATGGAGGCCGTGCCATGATCGACCCGGCCCTCATCGACGTTTTCCCGCACGAGCACGACGGCTACCCGGCCGAGCTCGCCGCGGAGGATACGACCGACGCCCTCCGCGACGCCTGCGGCGACGCCTCGCGTGAGTTCCCGGAGTCGCTCTGGATCGAGCCGCGTGATTGGGCCGCCAAGGCCGCGGAGAACGACGCGGCCGGGGCGTGGGGCCTGAACTTCATTGACCGGTTCACGAACCAGACGCCGACGCACGAGTGCACGTGCCACAGTCTGCGGGCGAACGCAGAGGCGGCGCGCAATCGAGCCCGCGGGGTGAGCTACGGAGGGCCGAAGCGGGACTACCGCTACCAAGAGTCGCAAGACGTTGGCTCGGTCTGGCTGTCGCCGCTCTCCGTCTACGCGGAAGCCAACCCGCGGAAATGGGGCGGCGCCAACGTCCGCCAGGTGCTCGAGATCGCCGTCCGCCGCGGCCTGCTGCCCGAGACGGTCCAGCCGGCCGACTACCAGTTCAAGCACGCGATCGTGGGCACGTCGGGCAAGGGCGGGTTGAACCAAGCCGGCGGCCCGTGGGTGTCGGTGTCGCGCTTCCCGCAGGGATGGGAGGAGACGGCCCGCAAGTTTCGGCCGCTCGAAGTGATCTTCCCCGAAAGCTATGAGCAGGCGGTGTGCCTCGTGCTGCACGGCCTGGTCGTGAGCGTGGGCCGCAACGGGCACGCGGTGCCGTGGGCCCGGTGGAAGGCCGACGAGCGTCTCATGGCCTACCCGGACTCCTACGACATCGTGCGGTACGACTCGGAGCCGACGGCCCGCAACGCATGGAAGGGGTCGTTTTCGATCGCGTCCATGACCCTCCCCGATGATTGGAGCCGGCCCGCCGGATGACAATGCGATTCATCGTGCTCGTCATTCTGTTTGCCGCCACGGCCGTCGCCGCGGCGGCCCCGTGCGAGAACTGCCACGGCGATCGGGTGGTCGGGCCGGGCCGGGTCCGATTCGTTTGCCCACTGTGCGACGGGGCCGGCGTGCTCGTGCCGCCACCTCCGCCCCCTGCTCCGCCGCCGCCAGCCGTTGCCGGTGGCCCCCGGCCCGCCGTGGCTCGCGTGATCTGCGGTGCTGGCCCGGGCACCGACTGCGGTTCTGGCGTGCTCGTCGAGGTCCGCGGCCGCCACGCCCTCGTCCTGACCGCCTGGCACGTGGTCCGCGGGAATCGTGATGCGATCTCCGTCCGGTGGCCAGACGGCACGGCTGCCCCGGCCCGCGTGGGTGCCAGCGATGACGCCTTTGACCTGGCGGCACTGTTCACCGCGGCCCCGGCTGCCGCCCCGATTGCGGTCGCGGCCCGCCCCCCGGCCCCGGGCGACCGGCTGACGATCGCCGGCTACGGCCCGCCGCCTTTTGCCTACCGCGAGGCCAGCGGCGAGATGACGCAGCGGCTCGGCCCAACGGGGCGGCATGCCATGCACATGGTCGAGCTGCGGGCGGGCGCGAGGCGCGGCGATTCCGGCGGGCCGATCCTGACTGCTGACGGCGAACTGGCGGCCGTGCTGTTTGGGAGCAACGGCGAGATCACCATCGGCAGCAATACGACCGAGATTCGTGCCCTGCTCTCGCGGGCGGCCTGGCCGGCCGCGTGTGCAAACGGGAGATGCCCACCTCGATGAGCGACACGGACCTCGAGCAATATGTGTGGGACGCCCTGGCACAGTTCCCTGTGCGAAGGGCCATGCTTGGCCGCGAGCGGTGCGACGCGATCGTGGCCACCGTGGTCCAGGAGCGACCGTCGCAGGCGACCATGGACGCAGCGAGACGGTGGTACGCGGACCCGCAGCGGTCGGTGCGGCAGGATCTCGAGCGGCGGGTGTGGAGCGTCTATCGCGACCGCTGCGGATTCCCCGTTACGACGATGATTCTGTGCTGGGTGATCTCGGCAATCGTGCAAATCCTTGTGGCAAAGTGGTGGGAGCAAATCAATGAGTGAAACACTCGAAATCGGCATCCGCGTAGCCCGCGAGTTTGGTTTCCCCTGCCTCGTCCTGGCCGTGCTCCTATGGCTCGTGCGGGAGGCGGCCCACGCCCTGCACCGCACGGTCCTGGTCCCGGTGGTCGACGCACACTCGTCATTCCTTCGGCAGACGACCGCCACGCTGGAGGGCCTCGGCCGCACGCAGGAGCAGCAGGCCGACACACTGCAGGAGCTGGCGACGCACCAGCGGGAGATTCGCGACGCCATTGTGATCGCCCGCAAATGACTGCGATTCCCCCGATCGTGCAGCTGCAAGCGCACATTCGCTACCGCCTGGCCCACCGGGTCGAGCGGACGTGGGCGTGGCGGATGGACGAGCTCACGCGGCTGGCGATCTGGCACTGGCCGCATGCCCACCTCGAAGCCGCCGACCGGGCCGGCGGCCGCCGGCACAAATCCGTCGACCACGCGATGGCCCTCGTGCGGGCCCAGGTCCGCGAGCGGTGGGAGGCGACCCACGGCGTCGGGCCGCTGTGGGATCTCGCCCTGGCCGGCACCGTCGAGGGGATCTGCGAGTGCCTGCTCGATCTGTGGTTTTCCGATACGCGGTGGCGGGAGCGGCTCCAGGAAATGCGGGCCGACTGACCGCTACCGTCCGACCGCCACGACGAGCTCGATCAAGTCGTGGATTGCCCGGGCCAGCCGGGAATCGGTGCCGAGCTCCTGGCCGATGCGGACGAGTACGAGGGCGTGCAGGATCGCGGACCAGTTCACGTGTGGCATGGGACACCCGCGAGCAGTTGAGCAGGGAACGACGCCACGGCAACCTCCTGCGGGCTCACGATCCATTCGTACCGGCTACCGTCCGGGTGCCGAGAGGGCGGGAGCACACTCTGCGCCGCCCGGCCGCCGATGCGGATCTCGAGGTCGTCGAAGTGAACGACGGCCGATGCCGGCATCCACGGCTCCCAGCGGAACAGCCGGTGCTCGCCTCGGGCCGACCGCCACGTGGGCGTGCGTAGGTCGAGCACGCCGAAGGCGGCCAGCTGCTCGCGGCCGGCCGGGTCGTCATATTCGACATCGACCACGCCAGAGGCGGGGCCGAGTAGCAGGCCGACGTTCGAGCCGGCGGCGAGCCACTGGTTGACATACGTCAAGTCGTCCGTGGCTTTCGTCTGCCAGGCGGTTCCGATGGGCCGTTTCTCGTTGCGGGCAAGCCGGACGAACCGGCAGCCGATGGCGGCGAGGGGGTCGAGGTCGTGCATGGGCGTGGCTCCGTGATTGGCGTGGGCGGAGCCCGCCGGCCCTGTGCCGGCGGGCGTGGGCAGGCGTGGCTACAGAATCTCCAGTGCGACAAGCGTTTCCTCAAGGCTGGCCGGCGGGAGCCGGTTGGCGAGCGTGGCGGGCAGTCCGAAAAAGTTGAGCGTGTCCCGTACCTCGCGTCGGATTCGCTGAATCCGCCAGACCGACGACGGCTCGCCGCAGTCGGCGTAAGTGTCGAGAATCTCAAACTCATCGGGCAGCTCGAGGCCATCAGCCAGGGCGTCGACGACGGGCCGCGTGAGCGGATCGCAGCCGACGATCCCGGCAAGGCTGATGGTCGCGAGCTCGGGCGGGCAGGCCTCAAGCACGATGGCGTCGGGGTCATGGGCGGGCGTGGTCATGGTTTTAACTCCAGGGTTGCGGCCGTTTCGGCCTTGGTGTCTGCATACTATCCTATCGGCTACAAGTAGGCAACAAATAAACTTTGCTTGGCGGGCGTGGCTCCTCAGTTCGGGTGTTTACCGCCACGTGGCCGCCCTAGTGGCGGGATCGTGTCGGCGTAGGCTTTGGCGGCGGACTGCAAAACGAACGTCTGGCCGTCGATCTCAATGCCGGCCACGTGGCCGCCTTGAACCAGGCGGCGCATCCATCCGCGGCTGACGTTGGCAAGCTTGGCCGCGTTGCCCACGGTCATGTATTTGTCGGGGTCGATTTTTGGTGCCATGGGAGCAATTATTCCCGGTCGGGCACTATTGTCAACGTGGCTGGGCGTGCGTGGCTTCATAGGGGCGGCGTGGCCGGGCGTGCGTGGCTTCATGGGGTGTGGGCGGGCGTGGCTTCATTCGTCGAGCAGTTCGGCCATGGCGGCCTCGCGGACGGCGGCCGCGACCGCGGCCTGGCTCTTGTCCCTCCGCCCTCCGCGGCGGCGTCGGTCGAGCTCGGCGGCGGCGTAGCTGATTTCGTCCTGGTAGTAGCCTGCGCTCGGCGAGTCGGGCCAGGCGGCGAGGCTCTCGCGGGCGTCGGCGATCGTGTAGAGCAGTTCGGCCTCGGAAAGCCGGCGGCACCGTAGCGGGTAGTCGCGGTGGTCGATCACCTTTCCGGCGTAGTTGCTGATGACGGCATAGGCGGGCAGGGGCGTGGTTCTCCGGTTGGGGTAGCGGGCGTGGGTGGCGGAAGTCGCCACGTCGACCCCGGTGCCGCCGGCCTCGGGCGCCGGCGGGGGCGGGGTCGGCGTGGTCAAGCGTGGCAATCGCCGGAAGCGACGTAGGCGTGGCGGTCGTAGGCGGCGACGTATTCGTGGATGGCCGCGCGTGTCTCCGCCAGCGTGGCCGGCTGGGTGCGGCGGTCAAGCGTCCAGGCGTAGCCGTCGTAGGCGAACACGTCCGCAACCCAACGGCCACGGCCGGCGTTTCGGATATGGGCGCGGCCCACGAGCAGCCCGCGACGGGTCATGTCGTAGCCTGGCTTGGTTGGTGCGAGAGTGGTGCCGTGGGGGTAGTTGGTCGTCTGCATGGGTCGAGTTCCTCGGTTGGCGTGGTTGGTTGTCGGCGGTTGTCGCCGGCATCCCCCTGGCCGGCCGAGGCGTGTGCCGGGGCCGGCGTGGGGGCGGCCGGTTCAGCGGGCGTAGTCGGCGGTGCCGTCGATCATGTCGAGCACGGCCGCGGCGATGTCGTCGGCCAGGTACGTGGTGCCGTCGCCGGGGGATTCCAGGTAGACGGCGACCTCGTGCGCCGGCCGGCGTGCGTTGAGGGGCGACACGTCCAGGGCGATACGGGCCACGCCTCGCGGGATCGTTTCGGTGGGGTAGATGTCGGCGAAGTACACGCGGACGGCTTCGAAGTAGTGGCCGCCGGCGGCGAGCGTGGTCGACCGGCGGTGCGGGGCCTGGCCGTCCTCGAGCTGGCGTACGATGTCGTCGGCGGCCTCGCGGATGGCGGCGGCGTGGGTGGTGGCGGTCGTGTTCATGGCTATGGGCTCCTGGGATTGGGGTCTACGGGTCGGCGAAGGGCCGGCCCCGTCCAGCCCGGCGGCGTGCCGGGGCGGGCGGGGGCGGCCGCCGCTAGGCGGTGGCCGCTGGGCACGGGGCGGCGGCCGGCCGGAAGCCGTGCCGCTCGAACCTGGCCAGGTCGGTGGGGCTGGTGCTGTTGACGATCGCCCGCCGGCCGTCCGGGTGTGCGTAGCGGCGGCCGGTGATGGGCGGGTGCCCGGCGTTGATGAAACGGGCCTCGGCGGCGAGCCACGGCCGACCGCCGGCCGCGGCGGCGAGTACCTCGGCCGGCACGTGCGACGACGTGCGGAACCATACGGCACGGGCGTCGGCGTCGGCGATCGCGGCCAGGCGGGCGGCCTCGCGGCGTGTCTGCCGGCGTGCGTGCGGCATCGCCGGCCGGCGGCGGCTGCGGGCCGGGCCGG